ATACGCAGGCTGTCCTACCATAGGCCCTACCAAGGCACGTAGACTTTTAGATGCATCCCCTAAGTGGGAGACCGTAGTGAAGGCTTTTGGGGTACAAAATTTATCCGAGGAACAGGCACTAACCCAAGCTCGCCTTGCTCGGATACTAAGAGTAGAAAACTATAACCACAGAAACGGAAAGATACGATTATGGAACCCAAGCTAATCGGACTAAGCGGAAAGAAACAATCAGGAAAGGACACTGTATACCAGCTGGCTGACTCTCTAATGGAGGATGCTAAGATTGGACGAGTAGCCTTTGGTGATGCTGTAAGGCATGAGGTCAGTGAGATCACGGGATATAGAATGGATTTCATTGAGGAGCATAAGTCAGAGTTTAGGACTTTACTACAAGTGTGGGGTACTGACTTCAGGAGGCACTTCAATGGTTCAGACTACTGGTTAGAGAAGATGGCCGAGGTGGTGGACAAAGCGAGTAGCCATTACGATGTTCTATTCATCACTGACGTTCGCTTCAGTAATGAGGCCGAGTGGCTGAAGAGTATAGGCGGTAAGCTGGTGAAGGTTGAGCGTAGGCAGGAAGTGTATCGACACATTGAGGATGCCATTCCTGATTGCCACTCCTCAGAGACAGCAATGGATGATTACTCTAAGTACGACTACGTCATCAACAACAACGGCTCCGAGAACGAACTCTTGGCTGCAGTGAGCGCCATGCTTTCCACATTAAAAATCCAAAATGCCGCTTGACCTGCCTCTGAACTATGCTAATGAGAAGTTGCCTCCGGTGAGCAAAGAGCTTATCCTGTGGCTCAAGCAGGTGTATCCTGATCGGATGCCTGAGAACACAGAAAACTTAGAGACCATTAGATTTAAGCAGGGTCAAGTAGCTGTTGTTAAAACATTGACTAGTATAGAAGAGGAATTAACCGATGTGCTTCGCGAGTAAACCCAGAACTATTAAGCCACCAGCACCTGTAAAGGCTCCCCTAGCCCCCAACAAACCAGCTGAAGTCTCCAGAAAACCTAGGAAACTGGTTAAAAAAGACGGTAAAACAAGGAGACGAGGCACTCAGAGAGGTCAACTCGTTGTACCTCCTAGCGGGGTGAACCAAGGCGGCAGTGGCGCAGGAGTTTACAACTGATGCAGGAAGGGTCGTTAAAACAATATTATGAGGCCTGTAAAAACGGCAGGGACTCTTATCTGCGGAGGGCTAGGGAGTGTGCTGCTCTTACTATACCTTACCTTGTGCCTCCTGATAGCAATAACAGTAGTACCGATTATGACACTCCATTCCAAGGTATCGGGGCGAGAGGGGTAAACAACCTCGCATCTAAACTTTTACTGGCTCTCCTTCCTCCTAATTCTCCCTTCTTTCGGCTGCTTATCGATAAATTTGAGTACGAAAAGGCAAGTGATGGGAACGAAGACCCGTCCTTAAAGACTGAGCTAGAGCGGGGCCTATCTGAAATAGAGAAGGCTGTACAGAGCGAAGTAGAGACTTCAGCCATACGGGTTGGGGTGTTTGAGGCCCTGAAACAGCTGATTGTTGCCGGTAATGTGCTGCTTTATATCCCAGATAAGGGTGGTTTAAGGGTATTTAACCTAGAGCGGTACGTCTGTAAGCGCGATCCAATGGGCAACATGCAGTCCATCATCATTAAAGAGAGCCTTGACCCTGACATGCTGCCTATAGCTGTAAGGGTGCGGCTAGAAGAGGCTGGGAACCCTGTGGTGAGTGCTATAGGAGCTAGGCAGGAGAAAGTTGTAGACGTTTACACTGGAATTTACCGAAGTGCGGGTAGCTGGCTCGTTCGTCAGGAGGTTGCCGACATCAACATTGAAGAAGCAGAAGGGAAATATCCTATCGATAAGAACCCTTGGATGCCTCTGAGATACACAAGAATTGAGAATGAAGACTACGGGAGGGGCTTCATTGAAGAGTATTTAGGTGATCTACAATCACTTGAAGGGCTGACGCAGGCTATCGTTCAAGGGTCAGCTGCCGCTGCTAAAGTATTATTCTTATGTAACCCTAATGGAACCACACGCCCACGTATTCTGGCTAATTCTCCTAATGGTGCTATTGTTCAAGGCAACGCCCAAGACGTCACGTGTCTCCAGATGGAGAAATTTGCCGACTTCAGGGTGGCTCAAGAAACTATAGAACAAATCAAGGAGCGCCTTGGCTTTGCCTTCATGATGAACACAGCCGTTCAAAGGGCAGGTGAACGTGTCACTGCAGAAGAGATTCGGTACATGGCACAGGAGTTAGAGGACGTACTCGGCGGGGTGTACAGCATCCTGTCACAAGAATTTCAAATGCCGTTAGTCAATAGGCTGATGGATCGTATGGCAAAGGCAGGGAGACTGCCTAAGCTGCCCAAGAAGATTGTCAAACCAACCATTGTTACTGGGTTGGAGGCACTAGGGAGAGGACACGACCTCAATAAACTAGATAGTTTTGTTCAGGGAGCTTCCCAGCTATTGGGTGATCAGTTCGCTACTTACGTGAACATGAGCGATTACCTTAAAAGAAGGGCTACTTCACTGGGCATTGATGTTGAGGGCCTGATTAAATCTGAAGAAGAACTAGAAATGGAAAAACAACAGGCAGCACAACAGGCAATGGCCCAGCAAGTGGCTCCTAATGTAGCGAATGCTGCAGGGAAGATGGCCAATGAAAACCCAGAACAATTCTCAGCGGTAGCTGAAGCTGCTGCAGACCAAATGCAATAACATGGAGAGAGTAACAATAGGAGGAGAAGAGAGTCCTGCTGATGAACCTCAAACTACTGAGACAACAGCAGAAGAAACCCCACAACCAGAGCAGCAGGAGGAAAGCCCACAGACTGACCGTCCCGGCTGGCTGCCTGACAAGTTTGGTAGCCCCGAAGACCTTGCAAAAGCCTATGGTAGCCTTGAAAAGAAACTCTCCTCTCAGAAAAACGAGGAACAAGGTCTCCTTACACAGGATGATTTCGAGAAATACTCCGAGGAGTACATCGAGAAGGGCAACCTAACGGATGAATCCTACGAGGCGCTGGCTAAACGGGGCTTATCCAAGGAGCTTGTGGACGATTACATTCATGGCCGAGAGACAGTAAACAGGCAGCAGGTAGAGGCCCTGTATCAGGTAGTTGGCGGGGAGGAGAGCTACGCCACTATGATTAAGTGGGCCACTGAGAACCTAGTGCAAGAAGATTTAGATGCTTATAATGACGCTGTTTCCTCCAGCAACATGGGGGTTGCAAAGCTGGCTATCCAAGGGATGGCCTCTCAGTGGCAGCGAGCAGGGGGCGACTCAGAGGCTACCACTAGTGAGCCTTCGCTTTTACAGGGCAGCACGAAACCACAATCTGTAGGTGGATACGGCTCTAACCATGAGATGATGCAGGACATGAAAGACCCTCGGTATAAGAACGGGGATGTAAACTTCCACGCTCATGTTGAGAGGCGGCTAGAAAGAACTAATTTATGACCGAGACCAAAATGAAGAAGATACTACTCACCGTTGGTGTGGTGTTGTTCGCAACAACCGCAAGTGCAGGAGATAAGTTTGGGGCAAGCCTCAAGCCTAATCCGCAGATCACCCTGTTTGGCCAGAAGCTATCTTGGCCTATTCCCTCCCTCTGTTTAGGGGCCAAAGCCGGGGTTACCCCCGATGCCGAGGTATCCCCGGACGGAGTGAAATTCAGGATTCCTTATCTGGAAGTACAGCTTCCTTTTCCTACCTTAAACCTAGGGATTAAGGATAAAAGGGTAGAGTTAAAGTTAGGAGAAGTTAATAAAAGCACACAAGACTGATGCCTAAAACAAAACTAAGTGTTCCGGTAGTAAACGAAACGGTTAAGAAGCCGGGATATAAATCTACCGAGTTCTACATGAGTATGGCCGCTGTAGTCATTGGGGCTGTTGCTTCCTCTGGGATACTAGAGGGAAGCGATGGTTTGACTAAGGTTGTTGGCCTAATCATGGCCGCTCTTGTTGCCCTTGGGTATACAGGCTCTCGGTTAACGCTGAAGAAATTGGACGCAGCTAATGGCAGCGGCGATAATAACAATTCTTAAAGAAGTACTGAAACTATTATGGAATGATGCGTCTACTACTGTTGCAGCGTCGGTTGCTCCTGCTGTCCCTCGTCGGATGCGCGATGCTTTTGAGCAGCGGGTGCTTGACAAGATCAAAAAGAGTAGTCTTCATTGAACCCACTGACACGTTAGTACGTATGGGGCCTGATGTAAGAGGCCACGTGTACTACTGGACAGGAGAGGGTTGGGAACTCTCTCATAATAAGGTCGAGATACCCGAAGGCTGGGTAGCTGGGCCAGTGAATTTGCCCGAAGGGGATGCTGAATAGCCCGATACGTCGGACAACTTGGATGCAATCTGAAGGGATTGTAGTTAGATTACAGTGAGTGCTGTAATCGTTTAGTTGTTTTAATAACGTATAAAGAAAGGAATTAGTAATGCCTACTAATCTATTTGCCAATAACTCGGCATCCCCCGCTGTAGCGGTTAAGGGTCGTATCGGTAGTAATAGCTACGCGAGCGACACAACGGGTCTCTTCCTCAAGAAATTTGCAGGAGAGGTCATGACGGTCTTCGATGAGAAGAATATAATGAAGCCTTTGCATACGATCCGCACGATCAGCAAAGGTAAATCTGCACAGTTCCCAGTAATTGGTACAGCCAATGCAGGGTACTACACCCCCGGTACTGACATTCTCGACAACGCTGTCGGAACAGGTACTACGGCGGGTGGCGGCATCAACAACATGCAGCAAACTGAAGTGCTGATCCACATCGATAAGGTCTTAATGTCTTCGACATTCATTGCCTCTATTGATGAGTTGGTCAGCCACTTCGACGTTCGCTCTCCTTACAGCCACCAACTTGGTGAAGCCTTGGCTAATCAGTTCGATAAGAACGTACTCAAGGTCGCCATCAAGACAGGTGCTAAACAAGGTACGGATGGCGATGATGGAGATGGTCTTCTTCCTTCGGACGCATGGATTAGCGGTCAAACCAAAAAGGGTTCTGTTGTTTATGCAGAGCG